GATCCGAATCGTCATGGAGACCTCCGCAATAGGCGCAATGGGATTCAGTGTAAAATCCCGACGCGTCGGCGCACCCGCTTCCGTGGCCGTTGCTCTTATGTGGCTGCACCGAATTCATTACGCGTTCTGCGACCGTGGCGTCCAGCGCCCGCAATGAGCGCCAATCCTGTTTCGGCTGCTCGCCAGAAGGTGTTACTTCTTCCTGTTTAGTCGTCGGTGGTGATGAAGGCGACGACAGTTCAGAGATACGCCGATTCAAGTGTTCGCGGAACTCAATAAGCAACTGTAGCGAGTCTGACTGCTCGTGTTCGGGCGAATCGCTGAATGCCTTGATCTTCGCAGCTGCGTCGTTTAGAAAATCAATGTTTGCCTTCATGTCGCCCTCGGTAAGAATGTCGCCCCGCGCTTTAGCTACTGCGCGTGCTAACGGCGATTGCTCGTAGTTCTCATTTGCGCTCGTGTCCATCTTTAACTCCTCTCAATCTCCAGCACCTTGATCCGCTAATGAGCGAACATCTCACAGATACTTTTCAATTCGATCTGCGATGTAGTTGAAGTCCTTGCTTACTCGGGATGATTCGAAATACCGAGTAGTCCATGCCCTTGTCGCGCTTCCCTGTTTCTGTGGTCATGATTGCGATTCCTTTGGAGGATCGGGCAACGGCATCCAGAAAGTCGGGTTGCCGAATCGTGCAAAGGGAACCTCCGTGCTCATCCATCCCCATGACCGCTTATATCTTGTGACCGCCATGTCTGGCGGCTCGTCGCCAGCGGTCAGGCCGAAGTAACCTAGTATCGGCGTGCCGTCCTTCGGCGCGGTTTTGATTGGTTGCCACTCGCCCATGCGTACCTTTCATTTCTACTGAGTAGGTTGCTAGCTACGACTTGCGTTTTCGCTTTAGGCTTTCATAGCCATCAATGAAGTCCTCGTACTGTTGGGTGCCGGGCCGAATCTTACGTAGCGCACTTTGCCGCAACGGGACGCCCATTCGCTTCGCGTCCTGCCCGGCCTTGAATGCAATGCTTGCCTCACGCGCGGTATCGCACGGCGCATCGGGCGCGTGTTCCGTTCCGCATTCCTCGCATTGAATAACTTTCTCGCTCATCGTCCCTCTCTCAATTTCAGCGAATAGCTTGGTTTGCGAAATCTAAGCCCCGCACGCTTGCGTAGCGCGTCAGCGCAAACTACCTTTCTGAATCTTCTGCTGCCTCAACCCGCGCTCGCCACTGTTCCGGTGTTATCAACGGCAATCCTTGCTCGCCCTGCACGGTAGTGCCAAATTCCAGCGTTCCCGCCGTGACTGCGCTCAGAATCCTTGCGTGGCCCTCACGCGCTGCCTGTTCGCTGTCGTAAGGCTCGTGATATAACCCCCTGCGACTACCAACCTTGAATACCATCGTTTCAAACGGCCACGCATTGCAGTCTTCGTAGTCGGCGGATGAGAGCAAACCAAATAGAATACTAGAAGGCGCTGCACCACCGGCGTCCGTCCGCACGGTAGATATCTCGTAGCCATTCACTTTGTCATTTAGGAATCGCTCGCTCATCCCAGCCCCTCCCGCTTCAACTGCTTTGCCGCCGTCCGCAGCGCCTCACGTAGCTCAGTTTCCGTCATCTGGTCCACGCGGCTGAGGTCGGGCAGCTTCTCGCTCTTGCGTCGTTCCAGCTCAGCGGTGATTCCAGCCACTTGCTTGCGCGACTGCTCCAGCAACCACTCCAGGTACGGCTCCGGCACCTCCGAGATGTCCTTGCCCTTGTGTTGTCCGTATTCGAGTATCATGTCGCACAGTCTAATCCTCGCCTTTGCATCTGTCAAGGGAAAAGTTGCAGAAACTTTCCAGTTGACTTTTGCGGGCGCAAAGGAGCAGAATACGCACCGCCAATGACGAACTTCCTGACAGTATCACAAGCAGCCGACCGTATCGGCATCACTCGACAGGCCGTGCAGCAGCTTATCGAGAGCAAACGTCTGCCTGCGTTCTGGATGCTGGAACGGTGGGCTATCCCGGCAAATGAAGTAACCAGGTACAAGCGGGAGAAGCAGCAGAAACAACAGCAGTCCAACGGCAACGGTCACAAATAAACTACTGTGGCAAATCCCCCGCTACGGCTTATTCCAGCCGACAAACTTGGCGATCTGCCGCCGACGGAAATCCTCGGCACGACGAGGTTTGTAGCTCGGGGGTTGAACGTCGTTTTTGGTCCTTCCGGTGCCTACAAGTCCTTTTACACGCTCGATGCCAGTTTAAGAATTGCCCAGACGCAACCGGTCGTCTACGTTGCCGCCGAAGGCGTAGGTGGGCTGTTCCGTCGCGTAGCCGCCTGGTGTGAATACAACGAGTGCCGACCGGGGAAGGCATACTTTGTTGACCGCGAAGTAAACCTGTTAAACAGTGAACAGGTGGCTTCGTTCGGGAAGTGCGCCTCGGAAGTTAAACCAGCAATGGTCGTGTTCGACACCCTTGCTCGGTGCATACCTGGAGGTGACGAGAACTCGGCAAGGGACATGGGCGTGGCGGTGCAGGCTGCCGGGGTGTTGCAGCGAGGGTTGAAGGCGGCGGTGACGTGGATCCACCACAGCAACCGGGCTGAACGCGGGGAACGCGGCTCGGGAGCACTACGCGGGGCGTCGGATGCGATGATCGAGGTCTTCCCCAACGGCGACGGGTCGATTCGGGTCAGCTGCTCGAAGAGTAAAGACGAGGAACCGTGGATCAGCGAGCAGTTGAGCTTTAAGCCGGTAGGAAAGTCCGGCGTCCTAGTGCCGACAGTCGGGTACGCCTCGATGCAATACTCCTCTACTGAGTTGCAGATCCTCGACTTCCTCGCCCTCGACACATTCCGCACTGCCGGAGCCAAAGTCTCCCAAATGGTCAACGCTCTGAACATTCCCGAACGAACCATCTATCGCCTCCTGTCTCACTTGAAATCAGAAGCTCAAATCACCCAAAGCAAGCTCGGCGATCCCTTCACCTTAACCGAGGCAGGACGTGCCACCGTCTGCCAAACCTCTGCCAAACCCCCTGAAATCACCGAAATCATTGTAGAATAGGCAGTTAGCGAAATCTACAAACATTGCGCAACACTTGTCAACACCTTTAGCCTGTCAACCGACTGCCAACTTGAAACCGTTGCATCTGTGACCTTTGCCACCTCTGCCAATTGTCTGCCATTCTCTTTGCCAACCCTGCTGCATCCCTCTGCCGCCACTGCCACACTCCTTTAGGAGTGGCAGGTGGCAGGAGCAGTGGCAGGCGGAAGTGACAGAAGGCAGAAAGAGACCGTCAACGAAGCCGTCGCCGCAGCCAGCGGAGGAGTCGCCGTCTCAGCGGCACACGGGCGTGGGTCAGTAACACCAATCTCCTTGTCGTCTCTTCGTCCACGGGGAAGCGCATAGAGAGCTTGCCGGGGTTGCGGCGAGTTTGGGTGATGTCGTCAGAGGTGATGGTCATCGTTGGTGCTCCATGTACTGCTGGGCGATCCATTCCGAGTAAGCGGGCGGTACGGCTTGGGCCAGCTCAGGTGAGCGCATCCAGTCGATACCCATTGCCGCTCCCCACGAAGCCTTGCCTGTCTCGTGGCCGTAGACGCGATAGTAGTAGCCGCCGTCGTTTTGCTTGCGGATATGAGTGCCACGGTGCCGGGGATGGGCGGGTTGAGAAAGCGGAAACGATGCCTCAAACAGTCGATGACGGGTCACACGCAAGCCGAACATTTCACCGCAGAGAACGACGGGGTTGACCAGTGGCGCATGTGGTACATTCTCGATGACGTAGGGCTTACCTGATGCTCGTAGCCGTTCACGTGTGGCTGCGACGTAGTCGGGATGATTGCCACGATCTGTCAGCCCGTGGTTAAGCATTTGCGTGTAGCGCTGGCAAGGTGGCGAAGCCCAGATGAAATCGAACATTGACCAGTTCCACGTCAGAGCAAACACATCAGCTTGTACAAACCGGAAAGGGTAGCGAGGCTGCGGCTCGATGTCTACGCCGATGATTTCCGCACTAGGCCATGCTCGGCGCAGGCCCATTGCTGCCCCGCCGGCTCCGCAGAACAGGTCTAGCACTTTGCAAGGGTGTGTGATCATGGTTTGTCGTCGTCTCCTGTCCTCTGGTTCAGCAAAGTTCGAAGTTCGTCAATCGAGCGGATCCTGTCCTCCTGTCCTCAAAAGTGGGAAACTGGACAATCGGCATCTGGCTACATTGGGCGCTCCTGCTCGACAGCGACTTACAAACCCTGCTCGACGGTTATTTGATGCTTTCCCTATCGGCGCTCAACTCCTGCTCGACAAACCGAAGCATCGTTTCTGCGCCGATGGTGCCGTAGTCGTGGATTATCCGCAGCGTCCGGTCGTAAAGGTCGTCGAACTCGTCGTCGTCAAGCTCGGCCCGCTTCATTACGTCCTCGCGGGTTATCTCTGCCGTGGTCATGGTGATCATCATGGTTCACGCTCCCCTCTCGACTACGTTAGTCAGGGGCTGCTCGACAAAATCGCAAGCCTCTTAGTTGTTCGTATCCGAGTTGAACGCGCGAATGATTGGAATGGCGATCTCGTAAACCTCTTCCGTCATAGAGTGCGCATCAAACTTCCAGTTCAACCCAAGCGTATGAAGCTGCTCGACGAGGCGGCGGCAACTGCGTTGCTTGTACGCCTCCGCGAGTTTATAGCCGCTGGGAACATGCGTTACGACGTAATAGCAGTTCTGCGGCGTGTAGCCATCTTCTCCACCGAGAACGCCATGTATTGCCAAGTCGCCCAATACCAGCGCTGGAACCTGTACGCGCTCGTTCGGATCGCGTGGATTAACCGCAACTCCGATAACTTGCCTTGTAAACTTCATGTTAATCTCCAAGCTTCGCATAAAATCGCCCTGTAACCGATTTTCCAATTCGTCAACCCGATTCCACCTGTTCACCGTTCTGACGCGTCCTGCGGCCACTGAGCGCCAGCGACGGCCACTGTAGCTGCGCCTGGCAGGCGATAGGCGCGTTTTCAGCCCTCACCCCTGCCCACGCTACCTTTTGCCGCTCACGGACGCTTCTACGGGCTTAGATCGCCAGCGCGTACAGCACTGGCAGTTCGTCAATGTCGTAGCTGGCGTCTTCCAGGGGATCGGTATCCATGTCACGGGCGAAGATAAACGCCTCGCCATCCGCGTCCATGAAGCGCCAGCGTCCCATGTCATCGAAGAGCACCTGCGCACAGGTCGGGTGATGGGCGCGGATGTAGATTAGCGCTACTTTCACCTTTCCCGTCGCCAGCCGTGGCTGCATTTGTTGCACCGCATTGCGAATCTCAGTCTCGGACATTTCATTGATGTCGATGGTTGTTGTTGTTGCCATTGTCGTGCTCCCTTTGCTGCTACCGGCTACAGCGACTCAATGTAAATCCCGCCGTCTTGGTCCCAGTCAAACTCTAAATCCGCGATGCAGTCGGCCTCATTGATCATCTGCACCACCTTTTGCCGCGCCTCTTCGTCAGACTCGGCGTTAACCTCAACTTCCGCACACTCCGTGCGTGATACAAGTACTCTTCGAGTTGTCATCGTCGTTCACACTCCAATCCTAAGCTCTGACCACTGTCACTGGTCACGGCAAGGGATGGCGGCAGTTTACGTGCGCCGCCAGCACGAGCAAGCGGGATCAGTCGCCCACTTGCTAAACCCACGCTGGTTGCTTATCGGTATCTGGCAACGATTGCAGAAAATCGATCACGTCTGCCGGAATCTCCTCGCGTTTCCACGCGTAACCATAGCGATAACCGTCAGCGTCGGGGTTAAGACCAGCATCGGCTAGTACCTTGCTCGCTACTTCGTAGTGCGACTTCGGGTATGCGTAATCCTCTTTCGGGATTGGATTTTCACGTAGGTACTTTTCTTGAGCCGGTGAACCAGCACGTAGATCGTTCAGGTGCCAGCGTTCCCAGACGTTGAAGAACTGTCGCAGCTTGAGCGCGTCCCAACCAGGCGCAGGAGTAATCGTATGCAATTCGTCGCGAAGATGATTGTCAATCTGTCCGCAGCCACCGATAGCGTTACCGTCTCGCGTTGGCCCTTCTACGCCACTAATTGACAGCCGACCGTCTTTGAACTCGATCTTACAGAAGATGGAATAAACACGATTGTTGTACGTTCTTGCGGTGCCAATTCGCACCACCTTGCTAAAGTTTTGCGTCTGCGTCTCTGTCGTCATCGTCTGATCCTTTCCGATGGTTTGTACCAGCGTGGTTTGTGATAGTGGTCGTTGCTCGGCATCATCGCTCGGCGTCGTCGCTCGCTACCATCGTTCCCGCTTAACAGCCACGCCTTCGCGCTGTGCTCGGCTCATCAGCACTTGCATGTGCTGGTTATCCGGCTCGCCTTCGGTGCGGCCACGCTCGCCTTTATGGTCAACCCACTCGACATACGCCTTCGTCTGCCCGTTGTCGCTGTAGGTGCGAATGTAGGCGCGGGTGATTTTCGTGATCATCGTCATTGTTGTTCTCCTCTCCCTCTCAATCGAACACGCGCATCCTACTCGCCAAACACCGCCCGCATGTGCGCGGCGATGTTCAACTGCGTCCGCAGCTCAAATACCTCGTCATCTAGGTGTTCTGCTACCCGATCAAGCAGCTGATACGCTACTCCGTCATTGGCCGCTGCCTCGGCTCGTTTGCTCACCACGATTGACCAAGCTTGTTTCGCGCTGGCTAATTGTTGCTGTAACGTCATTGTCGTTTACCTCCGTTGTCAAGATAGCGGCATCCTACTCCTCGGCTTTACACCGTGTCAAGCACTTTCTTCACACTCTGTAAACTTTTTTCTTGACACCGTGGAAAGCCTGAGTTTATAGTCATCGACATGGATAGGCATTACACTATCAAACGTGCGGCTGAAGAACTGGGCAAGTCACGGCCAACTGTTTACAAGATGATCCGCGATGGTAAACTGAAGATACAGACAATCGCAGGCAGGCCGGTGATAGCTATTCACGAGGTACAACGCATTAAGAACGCTAACCAGAAAGCAGATTAGACTCCAAGATTTACCTCGTCCGTTTTGGACTTACGTGCTCATCGATCCACATAATGACGAGATACGCTATGTTGGTAGTTCGCGAGACCCGCACAAGCGACTAGGTGAACACTTGTCGTGCTGTAATCCCGGTCCCAAACGAGACTGGATTGAAGAACTCGCTAAACAGGAATTACGACCTCAGCTTAGTGTTGTAGAATCATGCGAAACGACAGAGACGGCGTTGTCCTCAGAAGCCTACTGGATACATCGATATATTGCGCTTGGCGCTAACCTGCTCAACTATCGAGGTAACCTGATGAATCAAACGAACGGAGTAAAACGATGAGACTGACATTGTTGGACCATCTGCTAACCCTCGTCATCGTCATCGCCGCCGCCGCCTGTGGCGTCTACCTGTGGCTGTGGCCCTTGCTGGTGGCGACGGTTGATGCGGCAATGCGGTTTAATCGCGGGGTGCTGTAACCACCACGGCCCCACCATCTTGCACGTCTGTGCTATAATCCCTCACCATGAGCACTGCTGTAGACTCGCAAGTCACTGAGCCTAAACAGGTTAACGACGTAACCACACGCCTAGCCCGCTTTCACGAAACGCGCATCGACTGCACAGACGTCACAGAGCGTAAACAGCAGTTTCTCACAGCCTTAACAGCGACTGGCATCGTATTGCGCGCAGCGCGAGCAGCTGGCGTTAGCCGGCGTACTGTTTACTTCTGGCGTCAGGTAGATGCGGAGTTTCGTGAAGCGTGGGAACAGGCGCAGGAATCGGCGGTTGACATGGCCGAGGACTCCCTTTATCAGCAGGCAATCTCGCAACGCAACGTAGTGGCGACGATCTTCTACCTCAAGGGCAACCGCAGCAAGTACAAGGATCGAGTACAAGTGGATGTTAACGCGATTCAGCGCGAGATTGAAGAACGGGTTGAGAAGTTGGCAGGTGGACAAATAACAACAGCCGGTTCATTCGACTCGCATGCTGCAAAAGACATCTTGGCTGACGTACTCAGTCAGCAGCGACTACTATCGTCGTCGCCCACCACCGACACCGACTAACGTTTCACGTGTCCCATATCGCTGTAGTCGTCCCACTCGTCCGCTCCGACATCTCATCCAACACCTGAGCTTAATCATCGCCACTCCGACAATTCATCTTAAACATCAGCTGTAAGCGTCGAACTCGCTGGCCGAGGGTGACTTGCACTGATGACGACTACCGGCACCGGCGACGACGCCGACCCCGGTTGCCGGGAGTTTGATCATCACGGGCGCGGGACGGGCGGCCCTACCCTCTCGATAATTTTCAACTTCGACAGCGACGTTTAACCATGTTGGCCCAGTGGCTATTGAACATTGTCAAAACTGCCGGATGCCGTCGTCAGGCGAATCGACAGCGTTCAATGACTTACCACCACCTCGACGACAGCGATTTCCGTACAATCAGCCGTCACTTTGACGTGCCACGGTCTAAAATTGAGAAAATCAACTGCAAAAAAGGGTGTTTGGCGATGTTAGTTGACCGACTTGGACGCCGCCTGCTGCGCTTGAAAGCTGCGACAGGCGAGAATTGCCGCGATTAGCTCCGGCGAGGCGGCTTTTGCCATCGCGAGGGCTTGATCCACCGAGCGGGGCACGTAGCAGTCGTGGATGACGACGATGATGGGCCACGGTTGCAAGCCGAGGGCGATGAAAGGGCCGGGGTTTAGCGACGTTGATGACATTTACCGATGTTGACGATACCAACGAAGCCACCCGCCGTGAAATCCGTCAAGATCAAAGCGACCAGTGGCCTCGTTTTGCCTCGCCTCTCAGGTCAGCGCGGACTTTACCATCAACGACGACTACGATCAATGTTAAACTGGCCCACCGATGGTGAATACTGAATCTCGTTTGTGGTGGTCGGGTGAAGGTGACGATGATTGCGTTCATGTCATCCCGTTGGACGACCTGAAGCCGCACGTTGAGCAGGGCGACTGCGACTGTCGTCCAGAACGGGTGAGTGATTACGCTCGTGACCTGTTCGTTCACAACTCCTACGATGGGCGGGAGCTAAACTAATGGTCCACAAAATCGCGTCGTCAACGTCCTGCGTCAGTGCTAAACTTCCTGCCCGATGCGCTCGTGGATCAACTCGGTAGTGAAAAATCCGCAAAAGGCGGTGGAATCCCTTAGCGATGACTGGCGACTATGGCCGCTGGAAGCGCAGCTACTCTACCTCGAAGCCCTCCGTCGCCGCCAAGACGGCCCACGCGTCTCGTCGATCTTCAATCTCGATCTTCACCCGGCGCAACGGCAGGTGATCACCGAAGCGCGACGCTTCAACGTCGCCGACTGTGGCCGCCGCTGGGGAAAATCCCTCCTCGGCGAATACCTCGTCACCGAAACGGTGCTCAGTGGACAGCCGACCAGTTGGATGTCGCCTTCGTATCGCTCGCTCAGCGACTCGTGGCGTGATCTTAAACGGATCCTGCAACCGATCACGGTGGAGAAGTCCGAGCAGGAGCATCGAATCGAGACCAACACCGGCGGCGTGCTGGATTGCTGGTCACTCGACAACCCCGATGCTCCCCGTGGTCGCAAGTACAAACGGGTAGTGATCGACGAAGCCGCGATGGTGGCCTATCTTGGCGAAGCGTGGCAGGCAGTGATTGAACCAACGCTGATGGACCTTCGCGGCGACGCCTGGTTTCTCTCTACGCCCAAAGGCCGGAACTTCTTCTGCACTGCTTTCAACTGGGGCCAGGACAGCGAGCGTTACCCGGAGTGGAAGTCATGGCAGATGCCGACAGTGGCGAACACCACGATTCCGCACCTCGTCGAAGAAGTTGAACGCAAGCGTCTGACCATCCCCGAGCGCATCTTCCGTCAGGAGTACATGGCCGAGTTTATCGACGACGCTGGAGGCGTGTTTCGCGGTGTGGCCGAAGCGGCAACCATCGACGCCACCGAGGGCTGGCCCGCTTACGCCGCCAACCTCGTCACTACCGAGGAAGGTGTCGCCACTTTTGTCGCCCGTGGTGTAGACAGCGCCCATCAGTACATCATCGGCATCGACTGGGGCAAGCTCAACGACTTCACCGTGCTGGCAGTGATCGACATGACGACGATGGAGCTGGTAGCGCTGGATCGCTTTAACCAGATCGACTACCACGTGCAGATCAAACGGCTCAAGGCGCTGGCTTCTCACTTCAACACCAAGTCCCTTGTGCCGGAGCGTAACTCCATCGGCGAGCCGCTGATCGAACAACTGCAACGCGACGGCTATAGCGTCCACGCGTTTACTACCACCAACGCCAGCAAGACCGAGCTGATCGATGCGCTGACTCTCGCCTTCGAGAAACACGAGCTGCGAATCCTCAATCTGCCGGTGCTGCTGGACGAGCTACAGGCTTACGAAGCTGAACGCCTGCCCAGTGGGCTGCTGCGTTATTCTGCGCCAGAGGGCTATCACGACGACTGCGTCATGGCCCTGGCGCTTGCGTGGTACGGGGCTAGTCGGCCCACGCGGGTCGAAGAACCGGAGGCGTACAGTTACGGCTACCAAGAATACTGACGACGATGACAGCGAAAGGAGGTGATGCACCGTGAACGAACATGCTACTGCTTGTCAGTGTCTTTAAGTGTCAAATGTTCTCACCAGCACAAGAGCGGGGGCAGCGCATCCGCTAACAAACACGCTGACGACAACGACGATGACAACGCCGACCACCACGCCACCCTACCCCCTCGTCTACATCGAATGGGACGACTCCTTCACCGTGTCTCACCGCTCCGGCTGG